ACCCCCTACTCAAGCTTCACATATCAACGGAACCCTAGTGACCCGAGAAGAACCAAGTCCTATAAGCATGAGTTGTGTCTTTTTCACAGAGCTCAAACCATTTGTTGCCTTAAGTTAGCAATTTGCCTTGACGCACAAGCCCATCTGGACCGGGTATCTCACCGTTCCTCCTTGTGGATCTGGGTACCCAGATCAAACAGAGTCGTTGTGTTGCCTTACTGAGTGGTTGGAATATCGAGTTTGTTGTGTAAATGTAAAAGAAATTCAATTGAAGTTTTGTCAAAAAGATCCATGGTCACTGTGCCGTTGCTGTCCCATAATGTGGAAAATCGTGATTGTGTGTCACGATCGGTCTGGTAGCAACAGATTTGTATGAGAGATAGTTCACTGAGTTCAATTTTTCCAAACCAAAGTTTTTTGAGTTTTATGTATTTGTTTTGTGTGATGTTGCCGTTGTTGTCTACTAAGGTATCGGTGTTGTAATTTTTGCCGCTGAGTTTGATTGTGAGTTGATTGGGTAAAGTTATGCTGTAATTTAGTTCTAAAGTTGACTGACTGATTTTTTCTTGTTGGTCAATGGTACCAGAACGATCTTGAACGATCATGTCCATGGCACCATTGCAGTGACCAATTTCCAAAAGTAATTTGATGTTAGTGTGCATGTTCTAATACAAAGTTACATTCTCTTGAACAGATTTCTTGCATGTCCTTTTGATGTTGCAGTCTGCGTTCGGGAGCAATGTTGAGATTTTGATTGATCCAAAAAATCTGTCTTTCTAAATTTACAATGCCATATTCATCGGCTCGTCGGTGTAGTTCAGTGCCCAGCATGATGTTGGCAGGATTCAGTTGCACACGAGTCACGGGATTGTTGGCATAGTGTTTTCGATCTCTAAACCACTGTTTACTGAACTCGTAATCTTCCAAGGTTTCAGTAGGGTATCCAGTGATGATCAACAACACCATTTTTATGTTGTATTTCTTGCCCATTTCCAAGTGCCAGTCAAGGTCTTCGTTTTCAAAATTTTTGCCCAGACCATGTCGCACACGAGGTACCACACTTTCCACGCCCAAAAACAAGGTGGCATTGGTCAGAGACATGGCCTGCCAAAGACTTTCTGGATGAGCTGTTTTGTTTCGTATAATAAACGATCCTTCCCAGCTGATCTGTTCACTTCTAAAACGATCGCGGTTGTAATCAGCAATCATAGGAATGAGTCGTCGAAACTCCTTGAGATTTCCGTTGCTGATACTGCTTCTAAAATCAAAGTGATAGATTCCATATTTGACAATTTGATCCATCATTTCAGAAAAAATGTTTTCAGCAGTTTTGTATTGAAACTGTTTCCAGGTTTCTATAACGTCACAAAATTCACAACTTTGTACACAACCGCGACTGTCGATCAAGGGTATGGATGGTTCATCGTACCAATACCAATTGTAGTCAGAATAATCTGGATAAGGCAACGCATTGAGATCTGGCACAGGTTGCCAGTCAAAAGAATTGATGCCAGGATAGTCATGATTTCCTTTGACATATTCTACCATGCTGATGTCTCCGTCGCCGGCGATAAAATCATCAATGAACCCTAAGTTTTTCAAAGTCTGCACATATGATGTGGCTGGGTTGACTCCGGGTCCGCCTATCACAATGCAACTGTGTGGGCTCTGTTCTTTTAGTGCAGCTGCCAACCATGCTGTGAATACCTGGCATTCATTGCAAAACAAACTCAGGGCAATCATCGAAGGATTGAGTTTGAGTATGGTATCTCTGCAGTGCATGATCATGGCCGATACATCAGAAATCACATCGTCGTGTATGATTTGTTTGAAAAAAAAGTCTTCCAGTTTGTGACGATGTGGATGATTTTTGACCTTGGTAAAAATGTCCACATTAAAATCTATAGCAGTACACTCAATGCCTTGTTGATTCAGTGAAGCTTTGAGCACAGCTGGTCCAGCCAGGGCCCTTGGCGTCAAGACTAACGGAGTTGCTGCAATTACAATCATAATTAAATTCGGTTTCTGATATGACTACCATGCACACGCACCTGGATGTGCCCGTTGTACCAGTCATCTGATTCTAACACACGTCTTGAGAATTGTTCTCTAGCTTCTATGTAGCTGCATTCGGCCTTGCTCCGGCAGTAGTACAAGATTTCTCTAGTGAAGTTTTCGGCGCCTAGCTCGGCTACATCTCGATTGAGTTGTTCGTTGGAGCCGTAGTAGGTCTGCCAGTCTGATTCAATTTTGCCACGTATTTTTTTGCGTTTCTTGTTGCCGTTCTTGAGTTTTACTGTCTTGTATGTTGTCTTGCTAAATTTTGCTAATTTTTTTCCGATATACCGACGACCGGTCAGTTTGTTTGTGATCACGTAAACAAACCCCACGCAATCTTCGGGCAAGGTCTCAATCGTTTTGTTTTCAAATAGCCATGACATGGACTATTAATTATCATAAATGAGTTCCTGCTAACATAATTCTGTTTCCCGTTGCCACTGGCTGTCAAACACCGTGACATTGTTGTGGCTGCTACAAGTGGCCGCACAGATTGGATCTGGGTGTTTTTTCCAGGTCAGCTTTAGAGTTTTCAAATCATCTTGCACAAAATCTTTTTGTCGACTGCCTTGCCAACAACACGGACTCAAACGTCCTTGGGCATCAATGTAGACACTTTTTTCTGTCTGGGCATGACAGTCAATCGGTCCTACTGTGCCAACTGGCAGTTGCCAACCAATGGGTGCTTCTGTGCCTTTGAGATAGTTGCGTTTGCTGACCTTGGCACGAAACCATTTGAATCCCATGTCTCGAGCCAGTTGCTCACATTGATCCACCTGATGCTGATTGTGTTTGAACACCAGCATGTCCCAGTGGGCCGACCCCCCGGCAGCAATAAAAGCTTCTGCGTTGCTCATGAGTTTTGACCAGTTCACGTTGCGTCGATACACCTGGTTGGTATCTTCCAGACCATCAATGCTGAACACACAGTAATCCTGGGGCTGATTGAACAGGCCACCTAACGCATGCCAAAAGAACGTGCTTTGCACGCCACCGTTGGTGTTCATGCCCAGCACAATGTCAGGATTGACTTTTCTAAAATAACGATAGATGTCCAGGGTATAATAGCCGGCAGCCGGATCACCGTAGTTGCCGCACATGAACATTTTGTCCAGGCTGGCCATGCGACGATCTGAAAAGTGGCGTTGTATCTGCTCCACACGCAAGTGATGTTTTTGATCCTTTCTGAAGTCTGGATCTGTCTCTCTGGCACACATGGGGCATGCGGCCTGACAAACATCTGTGGGCTCAATGTGCAAGACTTGGATTCTACGCAATTTCTACATCCGTGTTATAACTGGTAAAGCCTTTTTCTTTAACGACTCGGAGTATGTTTTCTACACGCCCAGCCAGCTCGTCTCTATGGCTGACCAACCATATGCTCTTGTGGCGTTCGCGGCTCATGTGCTTGAGCAAGGCCAAGCTGTTTTCTACACCCTGTGTGTCCAGCCCTGAGTCAATCATCTCGTCAATGAACAGGACATTGATGGGTTGGTATAGGCTTTCAAACACATCACGGAAGGCCCAGCTCATGCTCAAGATCAATCGATTGCGTTCACCACGACTCAAATTATCAAAGTCCAGTTCACGACCCAGCTCTTCGATGCTGACAGTGAGATCATTCTGAAATACCACTGTGTGCGGCAGGCCAATCCTGTCCAAGTAGTGTGTGAGTCGTGCATTCAAATAGCTCAGATTCTGTTCAATGATCTTCTTGCGTATGAATGAATCCTTGCTGGTCAGCAATTTGAGCAGGAAGTCTTGGTGTTCTTGCAATCTGGTCAGCTCGTTGAGAGTGTCATATGTGACCACTTGCAGAGCTTGTCCTTGCATGTCCGTAATCTGCTCACCGTAGGGATCTGTTTCGGCCTGTTTGTTTTCCAACTGCGTTTGCAGTGCAGCCAGACTTGCTCTATGATCGATGGCATCCTCTTCGCGATCGTAGAACATGACCGGAGGTCGACCTAACGTGCCCAAGGCCGTGTGGGCAGTCTCGAGTTCTGATAAGAGCTGTGTATGTTCTGAGCACGCTTCTCTCGCTCGCTCCAGATCAGCCTGCTTACCTTCCAGGACCTGTTGGTGCTTATGGTCGTGGAAAGCCTGCCCGCAAGTGTGACATGTGTGATTTTCAAGTGTCGCAATCTCCTTGCCAAGCTTCTCAATGCTTTTGTTCTCGCGGTCCTTATCAAGCTT